TAGATCGTTACGCTATGCTAGAAATCAAAAATCTATTTTTGAAGATGAGCAAGATGGTAACGCTATATTAGAACCTATTATTTTTGAAGAAGGAATGTTAAGAGTTCCAAGACAAAATCAAATTTTACAGCAATTCTTAAAACTGCACCCAGGTAATGGTAATGTTTTTTATGAAGTAGATAATGAACAAGATGCTGCCGCAGATATGGAAATCATGAACTTTGAATTAGAAGCTCAAGTAGCTGCGCGTGATTTAACGCTTTCTAAGCTCGAAAGTATTTCTAGAGTAGTATTAGGTGTTAGAGCAGATAAAATGACAACAGCGGAGCTTAAAAGAGATATAATGGTATTTGCTAGAAGAGACCCGCAAGAGTTTTTAGATTTAATTAACGACCCAATGGTTGGATTACAAGATGAAGTAGTTAAAATGTTCAGCGCTACATTGTTGCAAATGAGAAACAAAAATAGAGATGTGTATTTTAATTTAAAGAAAAATAAAACTAAAATGCTTACGGTTCCTCATGGTGAAGAACCATCTTACATTGTAGCTTCTTATTTTCAAACAGATGAAGGTGTTGAGTCATACAAGCTATTAAAGAAAATGCTAGATAAATAAAGGAGTATATCCTCGAATAAATCAAATCGTATTTTTTTTATGTATCTTTGTGTAAACATTAAATGCAATGATAAACGAAGTACGAAATGCAGTGATGGCTGTAATAAATAAAAATAACTATGGGTACATTTCTCCTAGTGATTTTAATTTATTTGCAGAGCAGGCTCAACTTGATGTATTCGAGGATTATTTCTACTTGTATAACAACCAACTTAATTCGGAAGTTATGCGCAAGTCGGGAACAGGATATGCCAATATAACTAAAGGTATTGTAGAGGTAATTGATAGTTTTTCAGTAAACACTATACTCACACAAGCAAATGCAAATCAATATATTTTACCTGCAGACTATTATTTAGTAGATAAAGTTTTTTATTATTCTACTTTATTAGATTCTGGTACTGCTACTTCTACCCTTGGTTCATTATTAATAGATGGTGGGCAAAACTTTTTAAGTACTATAACACCAGGGAGTTTAGTTGTAAACACATCTATTTCATTACAGGCTTTTGTAGTGACTGTAGATAGTGATATTCAATTGACACTAAGTAGTCCTATAATAGCATCCGGACAAAATTACTCTATCTATTCTAATACTAATATTAGAGAGGTAGAAAGAATTACTCAAAATAAAATATTTTATTTAACTAATTCTAATATAGCCGCACCAAACACAATGTTTCCAGCATACGTTCTTGATAGCGCTACAGGTACATCTTTAGGAAATACAGTTACTGTTTACCCTACAACTATTACTGGAGCTGCAGATATACACGCACAATATGTAAGGTATCCTTTAGCGCCTAAATGGACATATACCTCTTTAGCGGGTGGAGAACCTGTGTTTAATGCATCTGCTACTGATTATCAGGATTTTGAATTACCTATTTCAGATATGAATGGTCTTGTAAATAAAATATTACAATATGCTGGCGTGTCAGTTAGAGAAGCAGACGTAACTAAATTTGGACAATCATTAGAAGCAGAAGATAGATTAACAGAACAATAAGATTATGGCATACTTAACAGGTTATCAATATTACGAAAATTCAGGTAATATCCCAGAGGATAAAAATTGGGGTAGCTATCAGTATGTGTCATTAGAAGATATAGTAAATAACTTTATGCTTATTTACAATGATAATTTACAATTAATTAATAACGTAAATAGATATCAAGTTTTGTTTTATGCAAAAAGAGCAATACAAGAATTAAACTACGATGCATTTAAAGAAATAAAAGTATTAGAATTAGATGTATGTGATAGATTAAGATATGTTTTACCTCCTGACTATGTGAATTATGTTAGAATCTCAATGTATAAAGATGGTGTTTTAATGCCATTAAGTGAAAACATACAAGTCAATTCAGCTAAAAGTTATTTGCAAGCTCATGATTGTAGAATATTATTTGATATTGATGGAAATATTTTAGAAGCAGAATATTCAGCTTTAGACAGACAAAGAATTGCTGGTACAAAAAAATCTATTTATCTAGGTCAAGGTCAGTATAACGGTAGAGAAGGATATAATGTAGATGGATGTTGGTATTTTGATTACCAAATTGGCGCAAGGTTTGGGTTAAACACAGAAACGGCTAATATAAATCCTACATACAGAATAGATAAAAAAGCCGGTGTTATTAATTTTAGTTCTGGAATGGCTAATCAATTATGTGTACTAGAATATGTTTCTGATGGTATGGAAAATGGAAACGATGGATCAGTGAGTGTAAACAAAATGTTTGAGGATTATGTTTATTCATATATTAAATACGCAATTTTAAATTCAAGACTAGGAGTACAAGAATATATTGTAAACAGAGCAAGGAAAGATAAATCAGCACTTTTAAGAAATGCAAAAATTCGCCTAAGCGACATACATCCAGGTAGGCTTTTAATGAATCTTAGAGGTCAATCAAAGTGGATTAAATGACATTAATACAAACTAATTTTATTAAAGGCCGAATGAATAAATCGGTCGATGAAAGATTACTACCACCTGGTGAGTATGTAGATGCGTTGAACGTAAGGTTAGGCTCTACTGAAGATACAGAAATAGGTTCTGTAGAAAATTCAAAAGGAAATTTATTAATAGCTGAATTAAGTTATGACGGCGTTCTTTTAGATCCTGCTGTCACAAGATGTCTAGGGACACTTGAAGATAGCGCTAATAACACTATATATTGGTTTGTTCAAGATCCAGGAACTGGAACACAACCAACTAAAGTTGATATGATTGTTTCATTTAATGTTATTAATAATAATTTAATATATCACGTAATATCTACAAGCGTATTAAACTTTAATCCTACTTACTTAATTAATAGTGTAAACATAATAGATAATTTATTATTTTTTACAGACAATATTAATCCTCCAAGATGTATTAATGTAGATAGATCTTATCTTCCCCCAACAGCATTAGATGTGGATCAAATTACTGCAGCAGAATTAAATGTTATAAAAGCGCCACCAATGTCAGCGCCTACAATTAATTTATTACAATCCGGTCAAGAAGAAAATTTTTTAAAACAAAACATTGTAAGTTTTGCTTATAGATACAGGTACTTAGATGATGAATATTCTGCTATATCTCAATTTAGCGACATCGCATTTGTGCCAAGCTTTTTTGATTTAAACACTAGTGATTTATCTAACAGCGGTATGGAAAACACCTTTAACACAGCTGAAGTTACATTTAATACAGGTAGCAAATTGGTAAAGGAAATCGATTTATTATTTAAATATGCTAATCAACCAGGTGTTTATGTAGTAGAACAATTTAATAAAGGTATACTAGGGTGGTCTAATAACATTAATAGAACTCAAGTGTTTAGGCATAATCAGATATACACATCCTTAAGTGACAATCAATTAACTAGATTATTTGATAATGTTCCACGAACAGCAAAGTCGCAAACTATTATGGCTAACAGATTGATGTATGGTAACTACATAGATGGTTACAATGTAAACAATCAGTTAAATTATACAATTTCTCAACAAAGCGACGTAATAAACTTGCAAGAATTCAGCAGTGTATTGTCAAGTGGTGCATACACAATAGATATAAGTAAAACAATTAGTAACTCAGTAGCTACTTTTGATTTTTCTAACATTGATAATGCAGCTTCGTTAAAACAAGATTCTCAAATAGGATTTGAGTTTAACTTTCAGTCATCTGAATTTAATGCTCCAGGTGGAGGTGCAGCACCCGGAACCCCAACCCAGGCTACAACAAGTATTACATTTACTATAACTTTAAATCAAGATTATAATAGTATATACGATTTGTTTAGCGGGACATTTTTGACTCAGCAAATAGGCCCAGGTGTATCAGGCCCTTTTACTACAAATAATCCTTGTAATGAAACTACATTTACTGATATTTTAAATTGCGCTATAACAGATCAAACACCAAACTTACACACTTATTCAGGAATAGATAATAGAGATGAACCTATAAAAATCACCACTAATCCTGGAAGCTCTTCGGTAAGTATACAGTTAGTGGCTGCAGAATTTGATGACCCGGGTGTAGCTCCAAATCCAGATATGTTTGGTTATTATAAATTTATTTTAGCACAAGCTGATTATTCTTCTAATGGAAACAGAAAAAGTTTACATAGCAATAGAAACTATGATGTGGGTATTGTGTATATGGATGAGTATTTAAGAAGCACAACAGCATTAACTTCTAGAAATAATGCCATATACATTCCTCCTGCAAGTTCTATCACTGCTAACAATTTAAAGGTAACTATACCTACTACAATGATACCTCCGTCTTGGGCAAGCAAATATAAATTTGTTATTAAAAGAGCAGAAGATACTTACGAAACTATTTATTCAGTGATTTCATTTGATGATGATTCTACTAATTCAGTATGGATTAGACTTGAAGGAGATAATCAAGTAAAATCAAAAAAAGGAGATACTTTAATTGTAAAGGCTGACATAAGTGGGCCTTTGAATACAATAGTAAAAACTAAGGTTTTAGCTATTGAATCAAAAGGAAATAACTTCTTGACCCCCGAAGCTTCACAAAATATTGGAAGCACCGCTCCATTTATTTCAGAACCTGCGGGACTTTACATGAACCTTAAACCTCAAGGATTTACAATTACTGATAATGTAAATGGATTTTTTGATAGCGGTCAAGAAGGAGGAAGAAGTGCTAAGCGCGGGGCTCCTGCTGCAAATGTAGCAATACCTTGTTATAAAAATGTAATAAATTCAAGTACTGGTACTATAGAATATGAAAATATAAGTATCCCAGAAGGTTCTTTAGTTAATTTTGCATTACGATTTAATAGAAACGCCAGTGATGGTGGATTCTTAGTAGGAAGTTCGTCACAAAAAACATACGTATATAATAGAACGGTGGTAGCTTCTCAAGACTACAACACTCTTTATGAATTTGTTAATGGAGAAGGAATTGATTTTACTGAAGGTGTAGCCTCTGGTACAGGTGTCCAACCTACAAATTCATACTCTTCAATATTAGGGGATTTAGTTGCTTTCAATAGTCCTATTATTTTTTTCCCTGTAACTGGAGTAAACCAATATAGATTTTTTACAAATGGTGCAGGAACACCTGCTATAGGCCCTCAAGCATCTGGTGTATCTGGATCACAACTTTCATTAGGATTAATTAGTGGAAATGGAGGTGATAGTGGGCAAAGAACTAGAATAGAAGGACAAATAACAATTAATATTGGTAGTGCGTCTTTAATACTAGAAACAGAACCATTAAATGCGGACTTAGATATATATTATGAAAACGATGAAGTGTTTGATATAACCGGAGGATTTCATCAATCAGGTAATAAATCAGGAGACCAAAATCAAACTAGTTCGCAAGTTGGATTAGTAAAGCTAGGATTTTTTGATTGCTTTTCTTTTGGTAATGGAGTTGAAAGTTATAAATACCTAGACGATTTAGATGGATCTAGTTTTAATTTAGGACAAAGAACAACTTCTGTATCTGAAGAAGATTATAAAGAAGCAAACAGATATGCAGGTGTAACTTATAGCGGACTATACAATGCAGAGACCAACATAAATAGATTTAATGAATTCAATTTAAGCGATGCTAATTTTAAAGATTTAGAGAAATCTTTTGGTGATATAAATATATTACATTCATTTGAAACTAATTTATTAGTATTGCAAGAAAACAAAATATCAAATGTGCTTTTAAGTAAACAAGCATTACAAGCAGCTGAAGGATCTGGTGTAGTTGCAACTTCTACCGAAGTATTAGGAACTCAAATAGCTAGGATAGAAGAATATGGTATAAGCAATAATCCAGAAAGTTTCTCTGCATACGGAGATAGTAGATATTTTACAGACACTAATAAAGGCGCAGTAATTCAATTAAAAGGTACAGGTGGGGT